GCGTTGATAAGGTAATATGGGTTACTGAAAACGATGATAGAGTATGTCATATATGTATTGATAGAGATGGTAAAGAATATGATATAGATAAAATACCACCTAAACCGCATTTGAATTGCAGGTGCTATTACATACCTGCCAAATAAGAAATTACTGTGCAAACAGTTTTTCATAAATTTGCTCGTTTATCAGCATTTATGGTAAACACACCAAACGCAGAGCCGACTGCGAATTTATAAATTAAGGCAAGGTGTTGAGGTAATTGAATATGTTTAAAGAATTGTTGGGCGAAGCCTACAAAGAGGGTATGACTATTGAAGAAATAGAAAATGCTCTCAAAGACAAAAAACTCGTTGATATTTCAACAGGTGATTATGTTGCCAAAGGCAAGTATGAGGAAGCCGTTAAAAAGGCAACAACCGCAGAGGGAAAGGCAAAGAATATTCAAAAAGAATATGATGATTACAAGTCAACTAAAATGACCGATGATGAAAAAGCCGAAGAACTTTTAAAGCAAAACCAAGCGGAATATGAAAGGGTTTTGGCTGAAAACAAAATCTTTAAGCAAAAAGAAGATTTGTATAACAACGGCTATACGGCAGATGAGGTTAAAGACCTTATTGATAATGACTTTTCACCTGAAACTTATGCCAAAATTGCTAATGCAAGGGTAGAAGAGGCAGTTAAGAAAAGCAAGACAAAAGGTATAAAAGAAACCACAAAAACCCCTGCCGCCGATGATATGACACAATCCGAAGGAATTACCAAAGAACAATTTGACAAAATGGGGTATAAAGAAAGAGCAAAATTATTTGAAGATGACCCCGACACTTATAATAGACTTAAAGAGGAGTAATTTATTATGGCAGTTACTAAATTAAGTGATTTAATTAACCCCGAAGTTATGGCAGATATGATTTCTGCAAAAGTTACCAACGCATTAGTTGTAACACCCTTTGCCAAAATTGACAATACCCTTGTTGGCAGAGCAGGTGATACCCTTACTGTTCCCCGTTATATTTACATTGGCGAGGCGGCAGATGTAGCAGAAGGCGTTGCGGTTGTTCCGACCAAACTTACAACCGATGATGAAACTTATACCATCAAAAAGGCTATGAAAGCCGTAACACTTACCGATGAAGATTTGGTATCGGCTCACGGAAACCCCGAAGGCGAAACTGTTAGACAGTTGGGTATTTCTATTGCTGACAAAATAAATGCTGATGCTATTACTGCTCTGCTTGGAAGCGGCAATACCTATGATGGTAGTGCAAGCGTAATAGGTTATGCAGGTATTGTAAACGCTATTGATAAGTTCAATGAAGAAATTAACACCGAAAAGGTTATGTTTGTAAACCCGAAACAGGTTACACAACTCCGCCTTGACCCTGACTTTATCTCAAAAGATAAATACAACGGTGAAGTTGTTATGACAGGTGAAATTGGTGTTATTGCCAACACTCACATTGTTGCTTCTCGCAGAGTTAAACTAAACGAAGAGGCTGGCACTTATGCTTGCCCGATTATCAAACTTGAAGGCGACAACAGAACAGAAGATGAAGCCCCTGCTTTGACAATCTTCAAGAAGAGAGATATAAACCTTGAATATGAAAGACATACTCTTGACAGAACTACCGATATTTCTGTTGATGAGTTCTATGTAGCCGCCCTTACTAACGAAGGCAAGGTGGTTGTTGCAACCTTTAAGGCAACCGCAGAATAAGGTCAATATAAACAATTTAATATAGATAATTTTAGTATAAGGAAAGTGATAAAGTGAATTTAGCAGAGAAAATATCGGCAATGAAAACATCGTTTCATAAAAAATACCCTTATTTGAGTGATGAACAGTTGGAAGATTTGTATGAATGTTCTTGCGATTTATACTTATCGCTTTCCTTTCCTTTTAATCACGAAATAACAGAAATACCAGAGGAATATGTGCGTGATATAACAATAGTCCGCAAAATTATGGAGGAAACGCTTGAAAGAGATGGTTTTTCATCTTTCACGGCATATTCCGAAAATGGTATGAGTTTTACATTTGATAATGCAAATATATCGAGCAACTTGTTAAGGCTAATTGTTCCAAAGGCAAAGGTTGTGAGAAAGAAATGAAAATAGGTCAATCTATATGGCATTGTGCTTATTTGGGTGAAGATGAAAATGGTGTAATTCAATACGCCGAGCCAAAAGAGTATAAATTACAATTTAGGTATTTATCTATAACCCCGGTTAGCGGTTATCTTGCGACCTTGCAATATGGCAAACAAGTAAATAAGATATGGCGAATTATAGCAAACAGGCAAGTTTTTGAAGGCATTTTTAATGAAGGCGATTTGCTTTATATTGATGGCGTATCACCTACATTAGATATGAATTATTACAATGGCGACAATGCAAATGCAAGAGTGCAGAGTGTTTTGCCGCAACTTGTAAATATAGTTATTGATGTTGAAAGAATACAACCGTGAGTATTAAAATAAGTGGTCTTACTAAATTTCAACTGCCGACAAACGAAGAACTTGCTTTTGCTATTGCACAAAAAGGAAAAGATATTGCCGATGGATATTATGCAGGGGAAGCGGTCAATGTTATTGTTGAAAATGGCAACCCTGCAAAGGTTGTAGCCGAAGGCACACAAGTCCGTTATCTTGAATACGGAACAGGCTTAAAAGGTGAAGAAAGCGGCTATGATGGAAACTTGCCTACCGAGCCTATTGTGTTTGAAAGTCCTGACGGTGAATTGCAAACTACATCAGGTTGGGAATATAATTATCCTAACCCCCAAACAAAGGTTACCCTATACGGACAAACAGGGTGGTATTATAACGGAGAATTTACAACAGGCAAACCTGCGGCGGCTCAAATGTGGAGAACCGCAGAGGAACTGCATAATGAGTACAAAACAGTAATAGCCGATGAAATTAAGAACAAATTGGGTGGTAGCAATGCTTTATGATAATATAAAAGATTTTATAGAATATAATATAGGTTTAGATAACGATATATCTACCGAGATTTCTATAAAACCACAATATAAATATGGCGAAACTGCAAAACCGCCTGAAATATTGTTATACTTTGCCGATGATACCGAAAATGAATTTGCTACTACATTTGAGGGCGAAACCGTATCAACTGTTTTGTTGCAAATAATTGTAATGGCTAACTCAATGCCTTTTGGTGGTATTAAGTATAATGCACAAAAGTCTTGCAATATCTTAACCGAAAAACTTAAAAATATATTTGATAAATCAAATGTTATAAATAATATAAAAGATATAATCAATGTTCGCAGAGTGCAAAAAAGTGATAGCCAACCTTATGAGGTAGGCACTACAACTTATTACAGTATTTTGCGATTTGAATTACAAGTTATAAATAAACTATAAAGGAGAAATATACAATGGGAACTGCATTGACAAGTATTGGTATAAAAGTTTCTTATGCCCCTGAAACCACAGCAGGCGTAAGACCTACAACGGGTTATACAAAATTGCCCGATATTAAAGGCTTGCCTGATTTTAACCCTGCACCCGAAGCAATAGAAACCACAACTTTTGATAATCTTGTGTCTAAAAGTTATACAAAAGGTCTTGTAGATTATGGTAACGATATTGCTTTTCCAGCCAACCTTACGCCCGAATTAAAACAGGCTTGGAATGTTGATATGTTTACTATTTATAGTGGACTAACAGATGGCAAAAGAATGTGGTTTTGTATTGACATACCGGGCTTTGAAGATAGTACATTTATTCCGGGAGAACCTACAAAAATTGGTTTAAAGGAAACCGATACAAATGCGCTATTGGAAACAGAACTTCATATTACCCCCGCTGGTGATATTATAGAAGCACCTGACCCTGAATATACCACAGATAACATATCAGGCGAATAATTAAAATATAAAAATATATAATATCGAGGAGTATATATATGAAAGCAATTATATCAACTGTTACAGTAAACGGTAAAACATATACACTTAAAAACATTGACTTTAATGCAATATGTGAATTAGAAGATTTGGGTGTTGACCTAAATTCCGCAAGGTCAAAATCAATGTCGCTTATAAGAGCATTATTGGCATATCACGGAAATATGACACCCGATGAAGCGGGTGCAGAGATTATGTCGCATTTGCAAAACGGCGGCAAATTTGATGATTTTGCTCCTATGGCAGACCATTTGGGTAAAAGTGATTTTTTTCGCCTGTTCTCGGCGAACAAGGAAACGGAAGTTACGGCGAGCAAGGACAAAACAGAGAAATAAAAAAACAAAAAACTATTAAAGATTATGGGAGTATCAAAGATTATATAAATCGTGAATGGTTACTCCCATATCTTATAATAGGCGGTAAAAGAGAAACATTTTGGCATTTAACACCCAAAGATGTAAAAATAGACTTTGAGGCATACCAAAAGCGAGAAGAAATAGAAGCAAACAAGAGATGGGAAATCGGTGTGCATTTTAGAAATGCTCTAAATTCTTCTATTTTGACTTGTACGCTTGCCGACAAGAATACCCATAACAGAATACCAAAATACCCCGAAAAGCCGTTCAACCCCGAAAAGAACGAAGATTTTGGGGATATGAACGAAGAAAAGATAAAAGCGGAAAGAGAAAGAGCCTATATGCTTCTTAAAGATTGGGCTCAAAATTGGAACGCAAGAAACAAAAAACAAAAGTAAAACCCATAAAATATATAGCATTGTGTGGTGGTTAAATGGCACAAGATAATATAGATAGATTAGACATTGAAATAAATGTAAGCGGTAATGCGGAACAAGTTTTTAATAGCCTAAATACTACTCTTGAAAATTTACAAGTGACACTTGGCAGAATAGGTGGTAGCCTTGATGGTATATCAGGCAAAGTAGGGCAACAAACCGCAGGGATAAACAACAGTTTATCAAGCACACAAAAAACGGCAAATAACACAACCGCAAGTATGCGTGGTTTTGGTAAAAGCACACAAAACGCATTAAAAAGCGTTTCTAATTCTACTAAAAAATCAACAAGTGCATTTGGAAAATTATTCGGCAGTATTAAAAGAATAGCCTTATATCGTGCTATTAGGGCGGCATTAAAAGCAATTACACAGGCTATTGGCGAGGGTGTAAATAACGCATATCAATATAGCAAGGCTATGAACGGTGCATTTGCAAAGGCTATGAACAGTGCATCGACAAGTTCTTTATACTTTAAGAATAGCATAGGTGCGGCACTTGCCCCATTGATACAATCATTTATACCCATTATCACAATGGCGGCAGATGCTCTTGCAAACTT